TTCATTTGATAACTCCTTATGCAAGTGTAGATTTAAGATTTGCTATCCACGCATCGTTTGTAATAGCCGATGCATGAGCCATCTTCCAAGCACCTGTTGAATTCAATTCAAGAGGACCGCCTGCAAGCTTATAATCATGATATATAAACTTGGCGTTGCTGTTTTCCAGACCAACTGTTGTGTATGCTTCCATACCACAAATAAGTGTGTTGTATACATCTTCACCTAAGGCCGAGGAGTTTGCAGTTACTGATCCGCGAGAAGACAGCAAGAATCTAACTCTTCCAACGGTACCCCATTCTGCCATATCAAGTGTTCTTTGGTTTGAATATTGGTGTGTTCCAACAAATCCATTCATGTTTTCAAGTGTTGACGAAAGGTCTGTGTGACTTAAGCCAATATAAGCATTAGGAATAGGCGCTGTTCCAAATCTATTTGTGCCTTCTATAGAACTTGAAACAGGTTTTGCATCATTTGACAACAGCGTTTTTACAACATCCTGAACATCAGATAATGCCATTTCAGTAGGAGCATCTCCATTAACACCACCAACTGCAAAAATTGCAAACGCTGTTGTTGCTAACATATCTCTAATGAGATCATCCTCAGTAAACCTCATTGATCTACCAAGAAGCATAGCTCTTTGATTCAAAACAGGTGATTGAGAAGTTAAATCAACTTGTTCGTTGATTTCAACCCATGTCATTTCTGTTACTTTTGTGACCATATTTACTATGGCGGGCAAAACTCTTCGGATTCGCCTCTCCGTCTTTCGATCGGAGTTCAGACTTTCGCATCCCCCGCTACAAGCAGGAGTCCTCTCGTTAAGTCGTTCACGGTGGTTATTTATAAATAGTATGGTACCCTTAACCATATCATTAACAAAATTCAAAGGAATATTATGGATAGTAGAGATTGCTTTATTTATCTTGCTGGAATAATCGATGGAGAAGGGACTATTTCCGTAGAAAAAAGCACTGCTAAAATACGAAAATACCCTGTTTATACAGCTAGACTCACAATTACAAACACCAATAAGGATCTTATGAAATGGATATGCCGAAACTTTGGTGGAAAAATATCCATAAAGAATAACAAACATTCTCTTGGAAGCGTAGAGTGCTTTGCTTGGCACGCCTTCGGAAAAAACCTTGAGAATATCCTTAATGGAATTCGTGAATTTAGCATAATAAAAAAACAACAGATTATTAATGCCATTGAATTCCGGAAGACTGTTGGAAAAACTGGAGTGCACGTCACTAAAGAAGCTAGAAACGCAAGAGAGAAATTTCATCTCAGATCCAGATATATTAACAGTAATCATAAAAAACCTTCCGCCCTGTCGCCAGTTAGTTAAAAACCACTTCGGCTTCCAAGTCAATTAGAGAAGATTTTACTACGGCACACACTTTACCGTACCAATTGATTTGAGCATCAACAAATATAGAGGACATTAACTTTGACGGAGGCGTTATTCCAGAATTCCCCAAAGGAACAGGAGCTGTGCCTATATCATCATATCTTTCCATTCTGATAATGTTCCCACTTCTTGCTGCAAGATTCTTTTTCATAGCCACTTTGCTATGAATTAAATTTGGATCTGACATAGAAAGAAGAACTCTATCATAATGAACCTGAACTGGTGGCGGTAATATTGTTGTAGTTACCCGTGCCATTATAATTTCCTTGAGTAAAAATTTAATAAAAAACCTTAAACTCAAGCCGGACGAAACTTGAAATGGATATTGATAATCCAATACAGTCCTGGGATTGCGAGCCCCTAATACAGCGATCACAAAAACAAGGAATACGAACCCAATACGTATAATTTAGCTTTTACGAAACATAATTATATCAGATAAAAAAAATAAAATAGAAGCTATAAGATAAAATCTACTGCAGCCAGCATAAGCAAAACTGCAGTAGCTGAAAAAGAGAGTAATACTATATGTTCTTAGAATATTCCATAGCTTGCTTTATAATAGCAGAACGAACCTCTTCGTTCTCTAAATCAGAATAGTCGTTTGCATGAGCCAGCGGAGACGTGTTTTTTATAGCCGCCGACGGAACAGGTTTCGATATATTCTTAGCAACCTTAGCCTTTTGCTCTATAACATCATCACCAACATGAAGACCAAATTTTTTTATTATGTTATACGCAGAAACGCCGGTTGAATATATATCATTTCCATGATCAAGTGTTCTTGCAATGTCTGGATATCTTTCTTTAAGTATTGCTATAGAGTCCTCATTAACAACTTTTTTGAAGTCCGGATACTCTGAGCTAAGTTTTAGTTTCATATTATCAACAGACATCTGTGCAACATACTGCTTTATCTTGCCAAGCTCCTTTTCACTATGGTCGTCGTCATAATCATAGTCTTCTAGCTTGGATTGTCTTGCTTTATTTAATTCTTCAGCCAACAAGTCCCTCTCCTGTTGCAACTTCCTTCTTGACTCCCTTAAGGCACGCATATTCTCTTCTTTGTTGCTTATCTCTTGCCCAACCTCGGCAGGCTCTTCGGATACGGGAACCACAGACTCTGGGGCTTCAATTTGCTCCTCTGAGACGCTAGCAGTATCAACAACTTCTTGATCTTTAACCGCAGTTTCTTCTAACATATGACCACCTAAACTTCTTTATTTAACTTCATACATAGGCCTAAAAGCCTTCCCTCAATATAATCTACCACATAATTAATTAATGGATCATTAATTAATTCAACGTTAAACCTATCAGAATACATCTTATCACAAACCTTTTTAATGGGAACTAACCATAAAAGCTCAAAGCTCTCATCTTTTGGATCAAATGAGTAAACGGTTTGCCCATAGTTTGGAGTCGGACAAGACTGTCTGGCAACAAAATAGTTCCTAATTGCTGTACCTATAAGGCGCTCAACCTTAGTAAGAACAACAATATAATACCTTTCACTATACGAGCCCCTTGCCTTAAGTGCAGTATCAACAAGATTTTTCATATAGTCACTGCTCATGGACCTTGAGAGATCCCCAACAGCCACAGTATCATCTGTAGGCCTAGAGGCTCTATCAAGGTATTCTTTTCCAATAGGCGTAAATGTTTCTGGCGACTGTATCTTTTTACCTTTTTTTGCCATTAGACTTTCCGCCCTTTCTTTTTCCACCCTTTTTTCCGGAGCATTTGCAGACAAACGCCCCAAAGCTATAGCATAGTAGATATATCATCTTCATGCTCCTTTAGCTTTGCACAATCACCAATAAAACATCTATCACAATAATCAGAAAGCGTCTTGTGCTCATCCTCAAGTATTGGAAGAATATAATTTAACTTGTGTTCAACCCTTGAAATAAACACTATTGCTGCAAGTAATTCAATTATGATAACAATGAATATAAATACATAAAAACCCTTTTTCATAATCTATAACACCGGCTTATTAGAATCTCCGCCAGCATCTGTGTCTTTAGTAACTCCAGAAACTATGGCAGTAGATACTAGCGGAACCTTGTCTGTGTTTGTTGTTTTATCAACAATCTTTGAAAGACTAAGTAACTTAACTAACTGGTTAATATCAACATCATCAATCTCCTGAAGCGTCTTAACCAGGTTTAAAAGTGATTGGGTCTTATCTTTTTCCGCTTCAAGCCTACGCTCCTGCATTAACCCTATATTTGAATAAACCCTAGAATCCCTCTCCTTTGCCAGTGATATATCCGACTCAACCTTGGCCTTAGCGAGCTCTATCTCAGCTAACTGCTTCTTATTTACGACTTCCTGCACAGCAGCCTCTCTTTGTGCTGACTGTTGCTGACTAGCCTCTATGTCTTCAATTAGATTTTGCTTATTTTGCAGGGTTGCTGCATTTATTATAGTTGAATCTGGAACAGGAACACCAAGCTCCCTCAATCTCAATAATTGTGCAAACTCTGTTTGCTTCTGGGTTGTTGTGTTAAATCCATCTTCTATAGCAGCGTCATACTTGCCAAACGCCTTGCTATAAAACTGAGGCGCTGGTTCCTCTTCTATTATTCTTTTTATCTTACCAGGAGTATAGTTTGCCTGTATCGCAGAAAGAGTGATTGACCCCAATATCTTTTGCGATCTATCTAGCTGATCAAATAAACCCTGAAGTGTTGTCAACCCTGCCCCCTGCCTAAGCATAGAAAGTATTCCAGCCTTATCATCAACAGCGGATCCAAGAAGCTCTTCGTTGACCCCAGATATCTCAGATATTTCCCTTGCAAGCAGCTCGCTTATTTGTATCATAGACGGCGGAACCTGTGGCGGGGTAATTTTTTGCACGTCAGACATTTGGGCTGTTGCCTTAAGAGCCAAGCCCTTACCCTGTCCAGAAAGAAACGCATCGTCAGGATTAACAAGAGCGTCTTCCTTGTATATTATCCCAGAATTTACCTGTGACTCAAATATATCTAGCTCTATATTCTTTCTTCTATTATATAAATATTGCGCATCTCTAAGTCCCCTAACAAGCCCCTGAATCTTAAGCGAATAATCTGGAGAACTTGGATTAAAATATCCAAAAACTGGAACAAAAGGGTATCCGTCTATACCTAGTGGATTCTTATCGTCATAGAGCAGTGTTCCCTGAAGAAGGGTGGCCAATTTGACACAGGGAACACTCACCCTAGACAATATCACCGATGGATAGGCAGTTAAAAATCTGGCTAGCGGAGAGCCTGGAGACTCGTCACTGCTCCCTGACCACTCCATGCTTTCTCCTGTAGTGGTGTCAATCAAAAGCAGCTGCTTCCTACTGTCTAAATAATAATACTCATCGTAGGCCAATAAGCTTTTTCTGTTATAGTCGTCGGCCTCAGGAAGAAAACTGAAAAGATTATCAACACTCTCATCACAAATCTCTTCAACCTGCTTAGTTTTGTCTGGAAGTAATGACATGGCCTGATTTTTAGATATAAACGTCCTCTTCCAAATTGAATTACAGTCAGACATGTCTGGCTTTTTAAAATTAGTATCAATAAGAAATGAATTATATGACATATAATCCACCTTCAGAGAGCCGCTAACAGGATCTTGCCTATAATCGTTCCAGAGATGCAGGAATGACAGTCCGGTTACCATTGCATCATGGAATGCATCGGATATGGTCTCAAGAACATGTCCTTTTCTGTGTATGTGTGACACAACCTTTGTATATTGATCAGAAGTTCTTTGATCCCCATTTTCCACAGGAACCACAACAGTAGACTTGCGCCCCCTTCTCTGATGCCCAGAAACCATGTTAACTATGCGTCTTATTCTATTAAAACTAAATATACTCTTACGCTTAATTGGTGCGTTTCTATAAACCTCAGACCATACGCTTTGGTCTCCAGCCTCAAACCTGTGATCAAGGTCTGCCTGATACCAAAACTCTTGGTTTTTGGCACTTACCTGATTATAGAAATCCTCCATCTTGTCTTTTACAATATTCCCTTTCTCAGAGTAAAGATCAGATCTTCCAGATGGGAACAGTCCTTTTTTTTTCATACTCACCACACAACCCTATTTAACTTAAAATAAAATTAACCAACAAACTAAAATATAGCGACAAAGAAACTATCATTACAATAGAAACAGCTAAATTACTTAAAGTAAACGCCGGCTCAATAAACAACCCTAAGCAATACCCTAAAACAATACATTCACACACAGCAAGCATAACCGCAATTATGCGATTCCTGGTAATATAGTTCATATGTCACCCAGAAAGAGGATTAAACTTATCTACTTCTCCGTAAACAACCCTTTGATATCTATCGTCTAAATCTCTTGGCGAACTAAACGAACTAACCTTTCTTAACGTGACACACAACATCCTAAACGCGTCTGCTGCGTGCGACTCTTTTCCGTGGTGCGGTTTTGGATTATAGTCCTGCCTTTTGTCATTCCATTCTTGCCTGTAACTATTAAGACTCTTAATAAGATCGGCACACCTAACAGAGTCAAAGTAACACCTATGCAAGGTAGCTCTAACCGCCTCTATTCCATCAAGTATAGAAAGCTTTGGGGCCAATATAAAATCAACCCCAAGCCTTCTTGCAGTCTCAATTCGAGAGACTCCGGTGGAATAGCTGTGGTTGGCTAAGTCATGTGGCGCTATGTGTTTTCCATACTTATAGGGCTTAGTATCTAAAAACTTAAGATAGTGCTCTAAGCCCTCTTTTGAATTTTCATAAAAATCTATAACATTAACGGCCGATCCTATAACTTGAAAAAATACAATTACAGTACTGTCTGTATACCCTAAATCCCAGGCAGTGTGAACAAGGTTAGATTGATCCCATGGAACATTAGATATTTGGTTATTTATTTTTAAATCGTTTAAATACTTAGAATAATAAGAACCAGAAACACCTTGATCAAACGATGTATAGTATTCTTGCATAAACATATCATTAGACATCTCTGCGCGCTCTTTGCCTAATTCTTTCTCAGATAGGTGTCTTGTATCGTCAACTGTGAGCTTGTAGCAAAACCAGTCGTTTGATGATTTTGCAACCTTATATAAGTCATAAAAATGGTTTTTGCCAAATGGCGTTGAGATAAATAAAGCCCACCCATTGTTTACCGCTAGTATAGGTCGAGCGGTTATATACGCCATAGGGTTCTGATAAGCATACTCGCTGTAAATAATACCATAAGGGTTAGAACCACGTAATCTATCATATTCTGTAGACCCTAAAAACTGTATAATACTTCCGTTTATAAAGGTAATTTTCATCTCTGAAGAGTTTTTTTTACACAAAGTATCTGGTGCAAAGTCTAAAACCTTTTTGCCATCTATGGTAACAGCGTCATAGATGGCCTTCCTGGCCTGACTAAATGTTGGAAATATATAATAAATAGTACAAACCTTTTTTAGCGCCTGCCTAATTGCCACTTGAAAGGCTACCATATCCTTTCCGGAATTATGAACAAGATAACCGTTAGCATAAAAATTATGGTATTTCTCAGTCTCTATATCATACGTAGAAACCTTGCGAGACCGCATTAAGTTAATCTTAATAGAAGACGGGTTAAATTTTTTACCTGCATACTTGAACTTACAATTAAGTATTAATCTCGCATCACCAATAAGTTCAGAAATATATCTATTTGAAGCAAGCCTCCTTATTTGAAGGTGCCTACCTATCTTAATTCTCCACGAATTCTTTATGTACGACACGGACTGACTAACTATACCGACCTTTCTAAGGAGCCAATAAGTATCGCGCGCAAGGCTTTCGTTTTCACCCAGAAGAACCTGTATCTCAAATACCTCCTGACACCTGTTATCGTCAACAACAACCTCTCTTGTGATTATGTTTCCTGATACAGCTATAGCACCAGCAATAAAACTAATAACAGATTCATCATCGTAATCAAATACAGCTTCCGGAATAGACTCTTGCTGAAAGCCTGGAGCATATATTTCTTCTCCCAGCATTTTTGCATCCTCAGGACAAGAAATGTGTCCCTTAAATCCAGGATATTGATACAGTATGTCGTTATCCCTAAGGTTAGCCGCCTGAACCCAAGACCTATTCTTGGTTAAAAACTTGTGATCCCTTGTGGCCCTAATGCTCCCAAATCTTGAGGCGCTTATTGGAACAGTAGATTTATGACCAGCATCCCAAACATTCTTAACCGTATCAATGACGGGCTTTTCACCATCAAAGGAAATAATTCTGTCTCCTGGCTTAAGTTCGCTAATGTTTTTTACCTTGCCATTATACATAACAATCTTAGTGTCATGCGCTAAACATCTTCTTGGCATTAACACCAGAGCTTTCCTTATACCTTTATTTTCTATGGCATCAACAATAGGCTTCTGATAATCTCTGAACTCAAAATCATCCATGCTAGTCTACACTCACAGGTTTAAGAATGCTTTCAACAACTTGCTTAAGATCGTCCTTACTTAGAGCTTCTGCGCTGTGCTTGGATCTAAGCCTAGAGGCCCTCTCCTCAGCTTCTCCCCAATCAGAATCATACTGATGCTGCTTCAACTTCATTGTATTATAATCTATCTTCTTAAATAGGGCAGCTTTCTCCCTATTGACTCCTATGACATGCATTGCGTAGCTTTTGGCGTCCCTAAGCTTATCAGATCGCTCTAAAAATCTTCTCATAGAATTTCTAGATACAGCATATTTTATTAAAAACTCGCCAAAAACCATAATATTGGGATCAGAATTAACCCACTCTACCATATGCTCTGCCAGATCATCTAGTGCTGCATCCGGTATACCCTTATGGTTATAAAACTTATATTTATTCTTCCAGTTAGTTTTTGTTACTTGTTTTGGCCTCCTAGCGCGTGTTACTGTAGTATGGGGTATTTTTTTCTTAATTTTCACTACGCTCCTATAAAAAATCTTATAGTAAATCACTAAGATAATTTGACTAACGACTTAGTAAACCTCATTGTGTTTTCTATTTTTTTAATCTGCATATCTATGTGACCAAACTCTTCTTCTGAACACGTAAACAACATCTGCTTAAGGTCTTTAAGCTTTTCACGCAGCTCACAAATAAAGCTGTCATTTTCAACAAAAGCATTAAACGGCCTCATACCCTGACTGTGTAGCTCTGATGAAAACTTCTCCATCTTCTCCCTATAGGTCTTTCTTGATTGGCCCTTGTCTACAAAGGCGTCTCCATATTGAAATGTATTGCTCATAGCGTTACCTATAAGTTCCTTATTAATATCATACTCTTTTTTGCTAAATTTATAATTTCCATCTGTTGTTAGTGGTTGACCAACAGCACCAATATTAATCATTATTGAAATTATTTCACTATAATTCGCAATAAACTCATTAAAAAACCTATATTTAACTCTATCTTGTTGCTTAGCCTCTTTAACGGCGAGCATAAAAAACGGCTTAAAGTCAATGTTTTTATTTTTAATCTTTGCGTTCAATTCAGATATAACGCGCTTACCAAAAGAGATAATGATTAGCGACCCAAGAACAGTAGTATTTAGCCTATTAAGAATCGATAATGAGCTGCGTGGACCGATCACTGCATGCCCACCTGTTTTGTTCACCACAATCGATTCTCGTTGCGATAGCATGCACTTCCCCCTCAGGAACAGAGTTAGTTTTTCACTTAACTCCACAAAAGACGGATACTTACTTGAAGATAGCGTCGGAAAATTGCTTCTCTCTAAACCAAAAAGAGAGTGTATGCGAAGAATATTTACACCAGAGCTTCCCCTTTTTGGGATCTCCATCGCTCTAGACTCAAAATAATCTACCGAAATCTTATCTAAGTCATAACAACTTATATTCTTGTTATCCATCCTACTCTCAAGCTTAGACCTATGCCAAGAATAACCATCACTCTTCTTACGTATTAACCGCTTGTAGAAATTATAATTATTTAATCTTTCATTATCATTTCTAAGGGAAGTATTAGAATAATTATAATTTCTTAACTCCCTTTTATTATTATAAGGGGTGACATATGGATTCTGTCCAGCATTTTTAAAGGTTAAATTATGATCATTAGATGGGTCATAATTTAACCTTTTGGCTTGATTATATTTCTTATGGTGAGAGAATTCTTCTAGGTGCATAAGTCCAACATGAAAATCAAAGCACATAAAACACGGATGAAGCCTATAAACATTTACCCTAGACTTTAAAGAACCAATCTGACGAGACCTCCTTATCCTTAAGATAGGAACACCATTAAAATACATAGAACCAAGATACTTTATATTCCTTATTACCTGACGCTCGCTTAAACCTGTTAACAATGATAGTGACTTAACGCTTAACTTAGTTCTGTTATTTTTGTTTGAATATTTTTCAAAAACGGAAAGTAGCTTGCGCTTACCTTTAAAATAATGTCCGGAAATACAAGCTAAAAGCTCAGGAATGGTAGAGAAATCAAGCCTCTTTTCATTCTTACTTGACGAAGATAAGTCATGTGTTATAGTCTGTAACACGTTATATAATTCTACCATTTTAAAAGCCCTTGGTTTTTAAGGTTGTTAGACATCTCAAAAACTTATGGTTTTTAATGTTAAAATTATATAATTCGAGAAATAAAGATTCATTTGATTTCAACTTGAGTTTCGTTATTGCTGCTCTGTGTTTCATTTGTTTCCTTTCGTTTGTAAAATACCTCGGAAATATTTTATGAATGATGTTTATTCTCGTAATGCAAGATAAATAATAATTTTTTTTAGAGTGATCGTCTAGAACAAATTGTTATTTAGAAAAATTTAGGGCTAGTGTTTCTCCTACTAGCCCTAAATTTTTCTAAGATTCTGAATCAACAATCCCAAAAATAGACAGCAATGAATATTTCTTAGCGTACGTAAAACCTGCCCCTATAGCCTTATTAGTGTCCTGGTTGCTACTAGGAACTATTTTACACCTAAATATAATCTTCTGACCAGTCTCTGCATGGATAATCCTAGTCTCCATAATATTACCATCCTTAGGACCCTGAATGCATAATAAACCGTTGTTTGATAATGCAGAATCTATCGCCTTGTATATGTCAGAAAAAGTAAAGTACTTATAAGAAAAATTACCCCTAACATGACCATTCTTGCTGGCCGTTATCTCTTTCTTGGCCTGAAACATTGACTTATACAACTCAATATTCTTCTCAGATAACTCATATTCAGATAACCTACTGATCAAATCGTCTATCTTTGCCTTAGACCTAGAGACTAAATCACTATTTTTTAACTCCAACTCCTTGACCCTTGCAACAAGATCAATCTTATTCGATGATTCCATGTCTAAATTCCCTATAATATTAATAATCAAATCAGTTATAACTTATAGTAACATATTTTATATAAAACTACAAGCGGGCAAAATGCAAAATATCCTGACTGGGACGTCATAACTAGACAATTTAGAGTCTATACTTTGAATCAAAGTATAGAACTAACATTTAACCCAAATAACCAATATAATAAAAAGTAATCAGATAATATTTTAATTGTTATAAAACCATAAGGGTTTCAATGGGCTCAATAGAAAAAGGAATATTGCAAAGAAGGCTCCAGGAACAACTAACGGTACTATACAAGACAAGAGATTATGACAGGAGAACATTTATAACAAATATCGAAGAGATAGGAAATATTCTATCGACAACACACCTAAACCTAATAACGGACTACTTCAAGGCAAATAAAAATAATAAAATTAAGGATGTAATAAGGACATACTCAACAATACACCACATACACCTACATACCACAGCTATGGTAATAAAAAAAATACTAAAGTGGATCTCTGATAATTATTCCGGAGACCTATTAGGGTCTCCGGAAAAGGAAGAAAAATGAGAAAAGTAATCAATTGTTTAGCTTGAAGTCTTTTATGTTTCCCGGCAATGGGTTTTGCCTTGCATCACGACTCTTATAACTAGGATCAGAAAATATCTTAGTTATAAACTTATCCGTGTCGTCAGGAATGTCTTTTCCCAAGATTTTATACTTATTGGTCCACTCTTTCAACAATCTTGATAAACTAGACTTATATTTATAGTCTATAGACGTTTTTATAAGCCTAATTATGTATTCTTTAAAATCACAACTGTGGAGATCGTTCAATAGAACCTCTTTAATATCAGATAAATCAAACACTAACTCATCATCTAAATATATTTTCATTATTCAATCCTATAGCCAGCACAAACCGTCTCGGCTAAAATTCCTAAAGGTTTGCTAGACCCAGTAACCCATGTTCCAAATGCAAACTTACACACGTCTGCAAAATCTAAATCTACAACAGCACTAAAATATAATGTCTGATGAGATATGCCACCCAAATATAAAATAGGACTATTCTGTAACGAATATACCCTATTAGATGTATCAATTATCAATGGATCAATGTACGCAGGAGGAGGTGGAGCTGGAGGCGTCAATAAACCACCAAGATTAATAGAAACATACATATACCACTTTCCATACGTAGACAAATTAGTAGTATACTGACCTCCAGAAAAACCAGAAAAATTATCCAAAATAACCGAATAATTAGACGGATTACTAAACAAATAGTATAAAGTACCATCACCAGTTACATTGTTCTCATCAACCGTCTGATACAACATAAATGCCGGCCTAGTACCAGAAGAAGCCAGGTTAGTCTCCAAATTTATACTATTAGAACCATTAGTTACAGATATCGTAGTACCTGTAATAGTGTTTACATAAAAATCCTCTGTGTTGCGAATGTCAAGGTTTTCAATAAGTGGCGTAGAGCCAAACGCAAAAACCCTCTCTTCTCCCGGGCTATCACTGGCATAACCACTAATAACATTAGCCACGCCAAATGAATTAGTCTCCTGAGTCCAGTTAATGCCATCTGGAGAAGAAGCTATCTTTCCAGCATCACCAAAAGCATAAAACTTATCATCATACGTCGAATAAACAACGTCATTTATATCAGTAACACCAAAAGAAGAAACCCTTTGAGTAAAACTTCCACCAGTCTGGGTGCAAGTATATATAACACCACCATCACCAACAATAACAACAATCGGAGAAATGCCCGTACTCTTAGACATCGCCCTCAAGTTATTAGTAGCAACCTGAATAGACCACGCAGAACCATTATAAACATGGAAGTTAACTGTTCCATCAACACCCAAGACATACGCATTAAACATACTCATGTCTATAAGACCATTAGGACTTCCAGCTATAGCAGAACTTACCGCTAAAGTAGTAGAATCAAGAAGATAACAACCATTAATCTGCGTGCCAACACATAAATCACCAGTACTATTAGCTGCACCACACAAAATATTTCCCAACACCGCAGTAGTAGCACTATAGTTTCTAGTAGCAGGACTGTCTATCTTAACCCTTACAATCCTTACATTGTCAACACCAGAAGCACAAATAAACGCATACTGACTGTCACAATAACCAATATAATTAGTAGTGTTTACACCTATCTCACTTATTAATACCTGACTCCAAGAAGCAAGATCGTTAAATGAATAAGACAGGAAATTAGTGTTAGATATCGCAATAATATCAGAATCATCACCAACAACACCAGACACATCAGATAAAACAAACGGATAAGCGCCATAAGCATCATCCCAACCAGGATTATTACTTATAAAAACCTCACCATTTGAATTCAAATCAAACGTTCCTTCAACACTAGCATCAGACGACACAATAACCGGAACATAATTACCAGATAACGTAGTACCATGTATTCCTGCAACATAAGTATTAGTATGAGTGCCCTCATCACCAAGGAAAATCCTATCGTGAATATTAGTGGGAGTATCGTAAAATCCAGGACTCCCTATCGCAATCTGATCATCAGCATAACCATTCCAATTACTTCCAGCACCTATTCCTATACCTATATTCCTATAAGCATTACCCTCTGGACCTATGTTAGTAGCAGCCTGATAGCCAACAATAACACTGTACCTTAAGGTCTCACCAGGAACATTACCAGCATACCTGCCAATCTTAACGTTCTTACCACCAGAACTAGAATCTATATTACCACCTATAGAAACATCATAATCATCAGCACTTATATTGTTGTAACCTATTCCAATAGCACCAGAACCTATACCAAGGTCAGATAACGCACCCAAAGCAACTGTGTCGTTTTTATTCTGTAAAGAATCATTAGAAAAATAACCAACCCCTACATTGTCATCACCACCACTCAACAACAATAACGAATTAGTCCCTAAACCAACATTGTCTAATCCAGTATTAGTTAAGTTGCCAGCCTGACGACCTAGAAACGCATTAGTACCTGGATAATTGTGCATAAACCTAACAAGGTCTATGTAATAAACACCCTCATCACCAACAGCATTACTGTTTGGCTGAAAAATAGACTCGTCGAGATTAACAGTTAAAACATTTCCAGCAGATACAGTATTAATGTTCAAACCACCCTCTATGCCTATAACCCCACCTGTAGGAACAGCAACATTAGAAGCATCGTCAGACAATCCAGTCAGAGAACCACTTACCGCAGACCGCAAATCTATGGTATTTGGACCAACACTAACTATAACACTACTATCAGATGAGGTTATATTAGCCCAATCTGGAACTGCACCAGTTGCACCAATAATAACTTGTCCATTTGTTCCACCAACCGATGAAAGCAAACCAGCACCATTGCTGAATACTGCCCCAGAACCAAATGACGCCATTGCCAAACTGTTTGATATAGAAACATTGGGATCTAAATCAACATAAATAGTGTTTCCAAGGTTGGGAACAACAGATGTAGTTAAATTATCCCTAGTAACCATATTGGTAATAAACAAAGCATTAGACGTAGCAACGCCATTATCAGTGTTTATTGCATTTATATCTGCACCACCGCCTCCTCCGGCTACAACTAAATCTATGCTGTTAGCACCACCAGTAACGACCATAGAAGCGTCTCCAGAAACTATATTAGCCCAATCAGGGGCTGCACCAGTTGCACCAATAATAACTTGTCCATCTGTACCAAAGCTAGATCCAATGAGGCCAGCACTATCAATAGTAACTATTCCCTCCGATAATACCGGAACAGTAAGCGTTCCAGATATTGATATATTATCGGTTAAGTTAATAGTTATAGTGTCATTAACTCCACCAGTATAAATATTATCTCCACCAATAACATTTAAAACAGAGTTAACAGAAGTAGCCAACCCAAAATCAGTTGGAAAATATAAGGCACCCTCAGATGAAGAAGGATAAAGCTGAACCCAATCAGCTAATATAGTACCAGTATCCTTAGATCCATAAAGATCTATTAAAATCCATAACTCCCTAACCAAACTAGGAGAGTCTTCAAGCACCATCCATAACGTGCCAACTGTATCCCTCCTAGAATAATTCTGGGTAGGAGAATGATCCTCTATAACTAAAGGTATTGGAGTTTCAGCCGCAACACCAACATACCCAAGAGCCCTTAAAGAATTTATCTTTTTAGCCTTCATTTTAGGTACCCCTTATCAAATGCCCACACACAAACGTATCAGTTGCTCCAACTCCAACCGTCTTGCCAGAACCAGTAACGTTAGCCCTAAACCTAAATGTAGCCGTATGACCAGCAGACATATCGGCCATAGTAGAATAAACTATAGATTGAGTAGCATTTGAACCAAGCAACGTGTTATAACAAGAATATGTCCTATTATCTGTAATAATCTCAAGTTGATTAGTGTAAGTAGTTGTAACAGCAAGGCTTGTAACAAGAATAGAGCACTCAAGATAATAAATACCATCTATAGGTGCAGTAAATGTAGCTGGAACACCGCCACCACCAGGATTATAGTTATTTCCAGTATCAAAAATCTCCGTCAAAGCAGAACTAAATCCAATAAAATATGTAGTGTTATCACCAGTCACATTGGCAACGTTAGCCGCCTGAAGACCAAGAAAAGAATATGTAAAATCAACCGCTCCAGAAACCTCAAGATTTATGGTTCCAGGACCATTTGTGATATTTATCGTTCCACCAGTAGATGTTATATTTGCCCAAGCAGCAGCACCGGTACCAGATCCTATTAATACCTGTCCATCTGCACCAGCAGATAACGCACCAAGCTTTCCAGTTGAGTCAACACCAACCAATTTGGGAACAGAACCAGTGACAGTACCATCATATACTCCTGCGATATAAGTCCTGTCATGAGTTCCATTAACTCCAATGCGAATCGTATCTGAATCACCTAAAACTCCAGATAAATTAGATCCTATCAAAATATTATTGCTCTCTATTCCAGTATATGCAGAACCGGAATTATAACCAATAATTATATTTTCATCACCGCCAACTAGATTGTTAGCCGCATTATAACCAAGTATAACATTACCATCACCACCAACTAAGGTCTCGGCAGCAAGAGAACCAACAACAGTATTATAAACGATACCATTAGCTGTATTAGCATATAAAGCCCTATAACCTATACCAACATTAGAACTATTATTATTAATAACCCCACCCATTGCTTCATAACCAATAGCTGTATTATAATCATTAGATGTTGTAGCAGACTCAAAAGCTGCAGAACCAATAGCCGTATTATAATCAGAATCAGTAATACTAGAACCAGCATTAGACCCGACTGCCGTATTATATTCTCCAGTAGTTAAACCACTTAACGCAGAAGACCCAATGCCAACATTATAATCAGCAGTAGTCAAAGTCCTATTACCAGCCTGAATTCCAAGAAATGTATTATCTCCACCATAAGCGTGCATGAAATCTAGTCCACCAAGAGCATATAACCCCTGAGTTCCAGCAGCATTTGTAACCGGCTGATATATAGACTCATCCAAATTAACAGTAATTACAGACATTCCAGATAGTGCCGTGTTAATGTTGTCACCACCAGCTATCTGGATTATTCCAGCAGCAGGAGTTGCCACACCACCAATATCATCAGAAATTCCAGTAACCGTTCCAACAGGAGCACCACCAGTAACTGTTAAATCTATACTGTTTGCTCCATCTGTAATCGTAATTGTTCCGTCGCTAGATATAACATTATTCCATGCTGGAACACCGGCCGTTGAACCAATTAAAACCTGCCCATCAGTGCCAGCACTATAAGACAATAAGCCAGTAGCATCAGAAACAACTACACCATCAGTAAATGTTGATATGGTCAAAGACCCGGCAAGAGAAACATTGTCGTCCAGGTTTATATACATAGTGTCAACTGCAGCATCGGTGTTTATATTTGTTCCACCATAAACATTGATTATTCCCATCGCAGGTAGAGCACTTCCTATATCTGCGTCAAACTGTGAAATTCCTCCACCTCCTCCTCCACCAACTGCACGTAAATCAATGGAATTTGGACCCTCAACAACAACAACAGAACCATCAGAAGAGGTTATATTTCCCCAATCAGGGGCTGCACCAGTTGCACCAATAATAACCTGCCCATCAGTTCCAGCACTAGATCCAATGAGGCCAGCACCATCAACAGTAACTATTCCTTCACCCAAAATAGGAATACTAAGAGTCCCAATCAAAGATACATTATCATCTAAATTAATCGTTAAATCGTTGCCAACACCAGCAGTATTTATATTATTTCCCCCATAAACATTAACAGAATTGTTAACGGCAACCGCTATACCAACATCAGCAGGAAACTGACTGGCAGCAGAAGCACCAGCAGGATATAACTCAACCCAATTAGCTAACCCACCATTAAGATCAAATAACATAAACAAGCGTTCGTTATTGGTTAACCATATATCACCAATATTATAATTTTTATTATCCCTTTGAGTAGGATCCCTCTTCTCTCTTAAAAAATTTGGTGGAGTGGGGGCCTGAACACCCACATATGACCTGGGACGACTAGTGAACTTTGACATTATTCATAACTCCTAATAAACCAAAAGAGGACCAGGATTATCCCGGTCCAAAATATACACTAAGCCAAATTACCAGACGCGACCCATACATCAGTACCAATCTTAGTAAGTGTAGCCTGGGCGTATTGGCCATTAAGATCTAATAAAGAACCCGCACTATTAACTGTCACACCAGAACCTGGACCAACAGTAACGGTACCTGCGCCACCTTGATATATAATTATTTGAGTTCCTACCTCAAAAGCAACAGAGCTATTTGGCGGAACCGTTAAAGCTATTGCAGAACCATTAGTCAGAGTAACCATTTTTCCAGCGTCACCAATAACAAACGTATAAGTCGTTCCAGTTTGCGCATTTAAAGCAATCGTATTAAGACGCGCCTGAAATGTCGGGGCTGTTCCAGTACCGTTTGCCATCAAAACATGACCTGAAGTGGTTGCGCCAGTAGTAGCAGATATAGTATTTGCAGCACTAGAAACCAGTATGTCTCCTATTGATGTCGTAGAGGGGTAAGTCGCGGTAGAAAATGATGGCTTAGTTCCACCCTGTAAAACCTGACCCGATGCACCAGTCAACCCTCCAATCTGACCTGCCGAATCAATTATCATAGCATCAGCAGTAGCACCTACAGAAGTATTATAAACTCCGGCTATAAACGCCCTATTTTGTTGCTTCTGTCCTGTGCCTTGAGTACCTATTCTTATAGTATTATTTTCTCCAGACACTCCGACATTACTAAATATAATATTACTAGACTCTGACCCGGTCCACGAAGACCCAGTCGATTCGCCTAATGCAATATTATATTGTGGCGTCCCAGTACAGCCATACATTGAATGGTAACCTATTGCAACATTGCACCTAATACCATTGACCCCACCACCAACTGCTTGGGCCAATGCAGCGTGCCCAATAATAACATTAACGTCTGGACCACCAACAGCAATGCTCAATGCTTCATTTCCTATGATAACATTAGCTTCTAAGTTATCCTCAAGCTTTGTTAAAGCGTCGTGGCCAATAATAACATTGTCGGAAATTCTATTGTTAGATCCAGCATCAATAGACGCTATATTATTTCCTATCAAGATACTGTCAACATCTCCGTCAGTAGCATTTCCAGTCGTATAACAGTTATAACCAATGACAATTGCGTTATTAACGTCAGTAGCAAATGACATTGCAGACTCACCAAGCAATATATTATTATCACCAGTTGTCAAAGCAACCCCAGAATCGTGGCCAATAGATATATTGTGACTTCCATCAGTCAATGAAGATAATGAAGATGGGCCAATCCCAATACAATCTGTAGCAGTAAGCGTAAAGTTACCAGCCAAATCACCAAGAAACACGTTATCTGTTCCATAAGAATGCATAAAGCTATTGCTGTTTATTGTTATTTGGCCATCAGTTCCAGTTGTAGTTGGCAATGCAGGAGCCTTACCCCAATCATCAATTGTCTCTAAAGCCGCCTGAACATTAGTGTCAGCAGAACTTAACATTCCATCAAAGTTTGTAACATCAGTTATAACTAAAGCAGCGGTGTTTGTACCTCCGGTAGTACTAGAAGACCTAAGGGTGTTCTTGTCTATTATTACCTCAACTATAGAAGTTGAAGATTCCGAAAATATTATATAACCAAGCCTTGCAAGCTCTAAAGCTGCAAGCTCTCCAGTTGCAGCAGATATTTCTCCATTAGAAACAGCAGTCTCAGCGGAAGCTAAATTGTTGTATTGAGCATCATTTATCACTGCTATATATGTAGGTGTCGAGCTGTTTAAGTCGTCCTTACTAACATACAACTTATAAACTCCGTATTTATTTGTACCAAGCGCGGTGACTACGCCAGCATTATTATACTCACCTGGAAATGTATCTGTTGACTTATCCACAACCCACTTACCAGAAGCATTAGTATAAACATGAGCAAATGTTTCCGCTACACCACCACTATCTGGTATTATTGTCTCAAGTCCATGATCATCAAGCTCATCAGCCCCAGATATTTCTATCTTTTGTGTCCCATTAAGTGTTATATTGGCTCCATTATTATAACTCTCTATAACTGGTCCTGCGGTATTATGAAGAAAGTTAGAACTTTCAACAGGAAAGGTATATGGGTGATTCTCTTTAACTGTAAATTGAATATTTGTAGGTAAAGACGCATCCCTCCAACACTCAAAAAGAACTATATAATCACGAAACATAGCATCTGTTCTAGTTGAAGACTTACCTATGGTTCCAGTGTCGTCTATGTAAATATAATATGTGTTTCCAGATGCAAGTCCTGATATAGTCTGTGGACCAACCCAAGAAACAGGAACTCCCTTTATGAACCCATCTCCACCAACTAGCAAAGTAAAGTCACCCAAAACGGTATCATCGTAAAAAGGCCCGGCTGCCTTCCAAGAAGCAAAACCCGTATCTGACTGCAGAACCTCATATGTGTCAATAGAAACACTATTAGAACCAAGCGTAACATCTAAGACATTTGCAGATGAAGTTACCGCAGCCCATGTAGGCGCACCAGACGACGAAGATATAAGCATCTGGCCGTCAGTCCCCTCAGAGGAGGTTATAACACCTGTAGAACTAGACTGAACAACACCCCTAGTTAATGTTGCAACCTGAAGGTCATCAAGAATAACCTTACCTGTACCCTTAGCAGTAATGTTTATATCTATATTAGCATCCGTACCATCGGCAGAAAGTGTAGTTCCAGATAAAGTAACACCAGCAGCAGCTACATTAGTATCAAAAGTAGTGGCATTAACACCAGTCAAAGTAATGGTAGAATCAAGGTCTATAGTTATAGTATTTAATGTTCCAGTAGTTGTTATATTGCTACCACCCAAAACATTTAAATTTCCAACACCGTCTGGCGAAACAGCACCGCCAACATCACCTGTAACGGTGATAATTGAGCAAGCACCTCGAGTTCCAAAATTTGTAATTTGAGACATACTCTATCCTTAATTATCTTCGCCATAAAATACAGAAAAATAAACAGAACCAGAAGTTGGAGTTGTTATTTCTTTAACATAAAGGGTCTCACCAGCCGGCAAAAAAAAGCCATCATCTATAGTCTTATTTGAAGACAAATCTAATAAAATAGAACTATCTCCCTTAACTGGAATATGGTCTGATACACCATCAAAAGAAAACATTAAAGACTCATCAGTAAAATTCTGAATTAATATCATTCTTGCTGGATTAGCTGTTTTTGAACCAACAGCAACATACGCTGCTCCAATAGATGCAAAACCTAAAGATCTTACATCTTCAAACCTTAATTTTATCTTAGCCGACATCACTAACTCCCAACCTTAAAAATATAAATTAACTTAATACAAATATTAAAGAGGGCCCATAGCGGAGATCTATTAGGCCCTTGTTAGTAGTAATCAAAAGATAAATAAATTAATCTTTTTTATCCTTTTTATCATCTTGAGGTCTAGATTCCTTCATTTTATCCTGAGCCTTCTTGTACCACCCAGATATAATATCTAAAGCCTCAAATGCAGCATCAAAAGACTCACCAAAAGGAGCTCCTGCAGGAATGCTAAACACATACCGCCTGTCGTCTCTTACAACTTCAATATTAACAACTGATGTAACAGATAAATCCTTAGGATCTTTTTTGCTATTTTCCATCTTTTCCTTTCATGAAAATATTACTACAAAACACTGACAAACTTTAATAATTTAACACACAAAGCTTTTTTTTGCATGTTGTGCAGATGCTAATATCTATATTAGAATCTGCACAAACTAACTTATGAAGCTGTTGTTATAGATGTCCAAGCAGTTACACCGTCAGTATTTACATATATTCTATCATTAGTCGTTGTCCCATCGGTTCTTAGGTACAAAGACCCCTTAGGTGCGTTAACAACTGCACTAGGAGAACCAGCACCAGCTATAACTTTTGGACCCTCTTGGAAAATAAGTCCTGTCGTTGCCGTCAAAAACTCAATGTCTGTATTAGAGCTTACAGAACCGGTTCCAGCAACAATATCAACTGCTGTAGCACCCGTATTATTACCTATAGTTATGGTTCTTGCTGCAGCACCTGTACCAATGTTAATTGCCTGAGCGTCTGCATCATTACCAATACCTATTGCACCAGCTGTTGAATTAAGCTCTACAACGCCAGCTGTATCAATGGTGACATCTCCCGTTGCATTAACATCAAATATTCCACCAGCCGTAAATGTCATTGCTCCGGTACCTGATTGAATTGTTGCAGCTGATGTTGTATTTGTAGAACCTACAGTTGTTGTATGTGCAGTGGCAGAAGCACCAATAGATACACCACCTGTTCCACAGTCTACTACAACAGCAGAAGCAGCTGTAATATTACCAACTGTTATCGTCCTTGCTGCAGCACCTGTACCAATATTGATATTTTGCGCAACAGCATCGTCACCAATATTAATTGTTCCAGCAGATGAATTAATATAAATGTCTCCAGCAGCATCAAACTCAAAGTCTCCACCACCATCTATAGATAAAACACCTGTTCCCGCCTGAAGAACTGTTCCAGATGTTGTATTTGTAGAACCTACAGTTGTTGTATGTGCATTAGCAGAAGCACCAATAGACACACCGCCTGTTCCGCAGTCTACTACAACAGCAGAAGCTCCAGATGTATTTCCTACTGTTATTGTCCTTGCTGCAGCACCTGTACCAATATTGATATTTTGCGCAACAGCATCGTCACCAATATTAATTTCATCTGTAGATGAGTTTATATTAACTGTTCCAACAGAGTCTATATGCGTAGCCCCTGAAGATGTAAACGTAGAGTGCCCTGTTCCAGAAAGAACAAGCAAAGCATTAGACCCAGTATTATCACCAATGTATATGTCGTGATCAGCAGAGTCTGCGCCTAACTGCACATCTCCAGTTCCAGTCTCAAGTGCAAAGACACCATTAGTTATATAACACCCAATACCAGCTGTTCCAGCTCTAAGTTCAACTCCACCAGCCGCATTTGTTGCCTCTATTGCTACAGCATCAGATAGTGCACCTCCGCCATTAATATCAACTCCACCAGCAACAGAAGTTAAATATATTGCATCTGATTGAGTTCCCTGCGTAGACCTAATACCTATGCCTTCGTTAACACCGCCATTTGCATGAATAAATATGTCGTCACCAACGTTAGTATTTGATGTTATTGATGTAGTACCACTAGTTACCTCAAAGCTAGCCGAAGAAGTGATTTTGCCAACAGATGTAATATTGTCTGCCAACCTTATTCTCAAGGTATTTGCAGTTGCACCATCTGTTGAAATATTTGCATCATATCCAACCACATCAGTAACGCCAGCACCATCAGGCAACACTGGTCCACCAACATCTGTAGACATAGATGTTCCAGTTGCACCAGGGTTAGATATTGTTATTGAATTATCTGCATTTACAATATTTATTCCTGCACCAGCTGTTAATGTACTCCAAGCAACACCAGTACTTCCGCCAATTAAAACGTTACCTGCGGTCTCACTTCCAATATCGGTACTTATAACACCAGCAGCTGATACCAAAGCTACAGATGGATTAGCTTGAGCTATACCAGTAACAGTGATGTCACCAGCACCCAAAGTAAGATCTCCTGCAACTAAGTCAATACCTCCAGCAGTAACAATTAAATCCCCAGAATTAATTGTTACATCGTTTTCTACCTCAAGTGAGTCAAATACTGGATCTCCACCTCCAGCAGAAACCCAGGTAGATGTTCCAGCAGAAACTCTTGAGAGTATAAAAACATCATCAGTACCGGCATCGTTCTGATAAACCCATATAGAACCAACCTCAGCTGTATCTCTTGTTGTTGGAGCTCTTTTGGAAACTATTGGAAAATTAAAGACATCAACAAACGGAGAAACTATACCGTAAGCTCTCTTGTTTTTCTTATATACAGACATTACAACTCCTAAAAATGTTAAACTATCAACCTAATTAAATCTAATTACTTTAAATGGATAAAATCAATATAAATATAGAATATGTTATATATTTATACATTTATATGTTTACAGGCTTTATATAAAAGTATATACTATAAATAGATGGGCAAATCCTAGAAGGAAACGCAATGCAAAAAGAAAAGAAACCACCAAAAAGAATATTGATAGACGTAAGTCTAGGTACACATATACAAATAAAACAAGCGGCTGCGGCTAGAAATATAACTATGAAATGTTTGGTTACGAGGCTAATAAAGAACTTCTTAAATAAAGAAAGAGACTTATTAGAGGGGACACGATAAACACTATACCGGGGGGCATAAAAAATCATGAAAAAGATAGTAATAATAATTTTAATGATAACAAATGCTTGCTTTCTCCAGAGCGGCGTCAAGGATAAAATAAAGACACATACCAGGAATACTTCTTTGGCGCTGCTTAAAACCATAAGCTATTTAAGCAAGAGCAGCGATGTTATATTGTCAACAAAGACTCTCAAGGCAGTTGCATTGGTTGGAGCACCATACTTCTATTACCACCCAGAAAAGCTTATTAAAATAAGCGAAAAATCCGGAGAAGCGTTTCTTAAAATTAACTCTCTAATTGCAGAAGGAATTATAAAAGGAATGGCAAAAAACCCCAAAGAACTAGGGAAAATAGCAACTATACTCACAGCAAAAGAAGTTGGATCTGGTATATTCAAAAAGTTTACAGACACAATATCCAGCCTGGCTATAACAGCAATAAAACAACAAATAAATATTGGAGCATAAAATGTCTTGGATAATGATAATACTAGCAACGTGTATACTGTACTGCATCTTTGAAGGATAAAAAATTTGAGTAGGCGCGAGTACAACTCTTTAGGGGATAAAAACTCGCGCCTACGGTTTAAGGAATAATTGATTCAGTATAGCATTAATTTGTATTAATTTTATTGGCTTAAAGCCTAAAATTATAAAGCGCTTATGAACACCAATAATAATATCTTTTTTAAAAGCAACCCAACACAAAACTATAGCCGGACACCAATAGAAAACCCAGCAAAAATTATCGGCGTCCGGCTGTAGAATCAAATTAGTATCATACTGCTTTTTAATTTTTTGTAATCTTTTCCGTCCATTCTTTTTGATATCGCATCGACCTTTCTTGCGGCAGTAGTTAGATTTCCTTTAGCTATATCAGATACAAGTTCTCTAGAAAGTTTAAATAGCTTTGGACTAGACTTTAATAATTTTGCGTTATCTAGTGCTTTTTTTCCAATAACAAGGCCACCTGTTCCAAGAAGCCCAACAGCTCCCTTAACGCCTCCTAATCCATAAGCCAACGGAAGTGCTCCGTATTTACCAAGTGATATGGCGGAACTGATGATGCCTTTTGATTTCTGACCTGCCTTATCTACCATTTTATTAAAAAAGGGATGCTGGTTTATTGCTCGACTTAGTTTTCTTATTTCTGGTCTAACAGATATTGCCTCATCTAAGTTATTAATAATTGAATTATTTAGATTTGATATAATTTTTTTGCCAGAAGAGCTTTTTATGCTATTTGAAACGCCTTTCAGTTTTTTTGTTACGTTTATAAGCTTTTTAATAGGGGCTGTTCCTGACTCTGGTCCCAATACAGACTCTATTTCTCCTAAATTTCTAGCAATAAACCCCCTCTCTGATGACGAAAGAGTTTCCTTCGCTAAATTCATAGCCCTATTTGCGCTATCGTAAAAAGATTTAACAGGAATAGATCCGGCTTTTGAAATTTGCTCTCGACCCTTTTCAATTAGGCTCCTCCTTAATGCAGAAGCCGCTTTAGGTATCCTGCTTGACGCTAGGGCTGATATTGTAGGGACGCCTATTCCTAAACCAATCTCTCCTGCAAGCTGTGCTAACTGTCCTCCACCAAGTTTTTTCACAACCTCTCCGCCAAGAGCCTGAAGTCCGGATGTCCCAATAGCCCTCCCTACTCCTCCTGGACCCAGAAGGGCAAACGGTAAAACTTGAGAAGCCCTGTCAGTAAGACCCTCAACAAATCCCGGCTGTGGGTCTTGAGAGCCTTTTCCAAAAATTGATTCCCCAAGCGACTTAAATGGTCCTTCCTTAAGACCGCTAATTGTTGCTTCATCTGGAATAAGCGGAACCCTTGAGAGTCGTTGTATGCCTAATAGCCGCTCTAGCCCAAGAGCTTTTGCTGGAGCAGAGGCTATTCTGTTTAGTGTCGGAACGGCTATATTTGCACCAGATGCTAACAGATTCCACATTGATGGTATTGCTCCAATTGCAGCGCTTCCTACTTCTCTAACAGGCTTATAAATATTTCTAGCTATTTTTGCAGAAATACTTTCCTCTGAAGGTATAAACCTATCGGTTTCTTTATCTATGCCTTTGGGCTTTATCCTATTTCCAAAATCGTCTATTAATATCATTCTTTAACCCTTTTCTTGGGTTTAAATGGTGCCCAAACCTTTTTACCATTATCAATCTTGACTATATAACTTAGCCCATTTCTTGGCCAAATGGCTTTTTGTCCAACCTCAAAATTATCTGGTAACTCTTCTGGATTATCTGATCCTATTCTACCAGCTATTATTCTTTCAACTTCGTTGTACTGCTTGTTTAGCTTGGGTTGAACCTTTTTACGAACTCTTTCGTCTATATCAAAAGGAATCAACTCTCCCGAATTTCGTATTCTTTGAAGCTCTCTTAGCTTTGCCTCATCAAATATCTTTGAAGCCCTGGAGTCTGCTATCCTAACCCTTGCTATAGACCTTAAACCCGCCTCAGTATTGACTAGCTGGGGAGTCATGTCTGAAATTGTATCAAACACCTTGCTTAATCTTGCGGATTGTCCAGGTATCGTGGCCAAAGACCTTATTGGCTCGGCAGCTAATATCTTAGCAACGGTCTGAGTTTCTGGGCTAGCTCCAGCCTTTGACAGTCCTGCTATATCTTTAAATAGATAAGTTAATCCAGTATCTACTCTCCCTGTATCAAGTAACCTTAAAACGTCTTCGTTTGCCCTAATTGAATCGTCTTTAGATTGAATACCTTTATTTATGTCTTGAACATCCTTCCTAATAGATTGAAGGTCGGCAAGCCTTACTTTCTCTTTAGACCTAAACTGTTCCTGCTCCATTCGCTCAGCTTTCCTCTCCTTAGCCAGCCTTTCTGTTTGTGCAAGCTTTGCAGCTTCCTGCTCAAGCCGCAGCGCATTTCCAAGATCCAGACCAGACGACAATGCCCTCATTGCAGTCTCTCCAGGCTTAAACGCTTGTCCCGGAACTTGTGCAGCTTGGATCTGCTGACCTTGATCAACAGGTGGCTGTAAAAGAGCAGCAGACTGATCAACTCCTAGTGGTGCACCAACGCCGGGAGCTGCATCAGGCTGAAATATAGAAGATAGCATCGATAAATTACTCTGCCTTTGACTCTCTCTGGCAAGAGTTGGAATTATGTTTGATAGCATACTATCCGGAACATACGACAAAGACTCAGCTTGACCAGGATCAACAAGAGACATTAACCCTTGCTTTCTTTGAAGCTGGCTAAGCTTGCTTTCTATAAGTCTATTTAATCCTCCAGCTAAGCCACTACCTAGAGCTGCACCTAAAACCGAACCCGGAGAGGGTCTGTCTAAAATTTTTACCATTCTTAACCCCTTCAATAAAGACTAGAAAGACCACCGCCAGCACTCATCTTAGATAACTGCCTTAACTGCAACAACGGAGCCATGTTTTGCATAGAATTTTGAAACAAAGAGGCCCCAAACTGCTGGGCTCCACCGAGCTGCTGCGGCATATAAAGACTTTCAAATGATGGTCTCAGCCCCAACCCCAAAAGAGACTGAAGCAACCCTTGTTCCTGAAGAGATCTTTGAGACCCCATCGATGCAAGCGACTCCTCAAGGCCAGACCCAGCAGCCCCAAGCGCCTCCCTAAATCCACTAGATCTTTGTGCTCCTTGGCCCATAGACGTAAACCTTTCTGCTAAAGACGGAACAGTTTGGGTCTGAAAGTCTGTTCTAGCCTTTTGAGCTATAGGATCAAATCCTGCCATATTACCAGATAATCTAGATAGTGCTTGCTCCAATATATTACTCTGAACCCGTTGCTGCTCTGGCGTAAGGCCAGGGATCTGAACTGTTTCAGCTTGCTTCTTTTTACCAAGAAGTGACGCCAGCGCTCCGCCAGCAGACGATGCGACATTTAAAAGCGTTAATGCCGTTATTGGATCAATTGCCATTACAATCTCCTTTATATTTCTAAATATTCTAAAACAATATACGTAGTGTCAAACGACGTATAATCAATTCTAGTTCTTATATTAATATTAGTGTTATCAACATAAACCTCAATACTTTCTAAAACTACAGAGGTTGCATAAGGAAGAGGTATGTATTCTTGGTTTGTAGAATCTGAAGCTGCACCATAAATTCTTGTAAACTTATAATTCCAAGTAGAGTCTAAACCGTGCGCAACTTGCTTAATAGCATTGTTTGGTAAACCTCCAAAATCAATTACTTTCCTATAAACTGGCCTCAATTCATTACTATTATTATTAAAATATAATTGTCCAGTTACTACTTCAGAGTCATTATATATGCCAATATCCTTTGAGTTTACCGACAGCATCAAATTATTAACGGTATTTACAAGATCAACCATAAAACTTGCAAACTCCTTAGACTTAACATCGATAGATGTAATTTTAGACGGATCTATTAGATTGTTTGTCGGTATGAGGGTTGAGCTATCTATTGCCATTAGCTATCTCCCGTTTTTCATAGTATAAAGAATCATTCCTTGAAGCTCGAAATTAGACAAAGATATGTCCTTATTAACCATTTGGTCGTCTGATAACGATATATTAATACTTATCGAATCTCCATACGACTGAAAATATATAGATCTCCATAAAATATCTTTATAATTTGAAAAATTGGATTCTATGGCATATTTATGCATTTCAAGAATATTTGTTCCAATCTGTGCCCCAGATAAACTTCCTTGGTTAACTAAATCTAGATCAGTAAGGTCTGTTGAGTAATAGACTGTAGCCTCGCCATCAAATGTGTTTTTAACGCAGAAGTCTATCCTTGCTAGATAAACCCTATCTCCTGTTTTTACATATGGGTTCCAATCCTTAGATATTATGCTTATCTTACTTACCCTTTTGATAGTGCCACCTCCAACGTATGTTGGAGTAATAACTGGACCAACAATATAAAACTCATCACTGCTTGTTCTATTTACTCTATGAATAGAAGAAATAGTATCATAATTAAATTGTATGAAGTCTCCGGTATCAAGATTATGATCAGGAACCAAAAACGTGTTATTATTAAAATCTGCAACAGTCATAACATCGGCATTTTCTGGTTTATCGTTATTTAGTGTGAATAAGTAACCTTGATGATTCCCTGCTACAATTAACCTAGACTGGTCTTGATTATAAAAACTACCCCAACTATCATTAGTATCCCAAGAACTCGGGTATGCCCACGTAAAATCAGAAGATTGCTCAAAAAAACCAAATGTTGTTATACAATCATCATAAAAAGACCACGCACCAGTCTCGTAATTAAGTACCATTAACTTATTTGGATAAGTGTCTATACCAGAGTTCTCGTTTTCAAGAAATGTCCAATAAGCCATACCATTATAAAAATCCCTAATTCCATGAACCCTTGAGGTTCCTTCAGATGTATTTAAAAAATAAAATATTTCGTCTGGAATCTTCTTATCTATCCTGTTTACGCTTATTCCATCGCATGCATATACACCTGTAGTGGCAACAGTAATAGCAGCATTGTCAAATGGAATGGTAGAGTATGTAGACTCTGATCCAATACTTATGTCAATAGATTTCCAAACAAATGGAATAGCAGGGTTGCCAGTATAAGCTAACTCCCAAGTACTCCTTTCACAGTAGACTATAAACCTATCTTTAACTATAGCTGCAGATACTATCTCTTGTTCCGTTGGCAGATCAATGAATCCTCCGCCATCACCAATGTAGGTTGTGGCTCCAGATACATATGTTTGACGTCTCTCAAGCCAAGGGTGACCAAATGTTCCGGCAGCTGTTGGTTTTATTGGGCTGCCATTATGGGAAAATCTAACTCTATTTGCTATGTGTGAGTTAGTACCAGCAGCGTTATTTTGCTCAATAACATTTAACAAAAGAAGCCTGTTCTTCCAAGAAAGTATCATTTTTGCAGAAGCAACAAAATCTTGGTTTGAGTTAAACTGTGTTTGAGCAGAAAAGTCTGCCCAAGCTGTTCCATTATAAAAATACATCGCGTCATCTGACGCAGGAGCAACACCGGAAGTTATTGCATTAAAGTTCGTTGTGAACAGCGCTATACTTCCAGCGTCTGCACCAACATAGTTTGCAGACCAAAAAAACTGTTTGTTATCTCCCTGAAAAGCACCTGCAAATGTAGTATCCCTAATCCAGTCAGTACCAGAATATTTATATATAAACTGAGTATCCATTGCATAAGTCACGTGCTCGTTCACAGACCCAGATTCATAGTGAGTTATTCCCATAATTGGCTGTGCAGGATACCAATAGACTTGTGTAGACGGAGTTACTCCAGCAAAAACATATGCACCAGTAGTAGTATTATATGTGCCTCCGCCAGGCCCGGTTGAAACAAGCATCGGGGCAGGTGTCCCAGCCTGATTAACCGTAAATATTTGGTCTCCAACAGAAAATAATTGCCCTATTGTTCCAAAAATATTCCCAGGAACTGTTCCAGCTGCAGCACCGGTAACGTCTGTGGCACCAAGAGAGCACCTCACCCTAGACGTAAGGATGTCACCAATTAGGTCAGCACCAAATCTTTTCTTGATTCTTCCCCTAAAAACATTGGCGTTTTCAAGCTGCTTAAACGACTCCGGAAGAGTGAGCCAAGTAGGCAAATCATTTACTATTCCGCTTCGATATGGTGCTATCAAAAAGCGATCATAAGACATTTTAATTTCCTATAGCTAAATAATGAAACTGCGCAGCAGTGCCCTTATATGCATTTGTCCTCCACACAGTAAACTGAACATTGCTATTTATGACAGCGTGAAGAACGTAATCTCTGGCGTCTCCTGTTGGAATAGCAGATGGAGTTAGCTGAACAGAAAACATATTTGTTGGAAAAACTGCAGCTACTGTTCCACTCTGCTGACCAGCTGGAAGAGTCAGCGTTCCCCATCTAACTAGCAACCCAGATGGCAATGACTCATATCCAGTCCCAAGATGACCGGCAGTAGACGGAGTAAGATTAAACACATCACCATTAGACTCCTTTCTTAGGTAAATGTTTGCCTCTGCACCATTGTCTTTTGCATAAAGAGCAATCTCAGAAGCCAATGTGGCTTGGTCCGCTGCCTGCTCAGTAAACACAGCCCTCTTATGCTTACCTTCATTTGCATCATCAATTGCAACATGATCCTGCTCAATAGCAGACTTTAAAGAAATAAAATTATCTCTTATCTTCTGCTGACTAACAGAAAACCTCTCATTTATGTTTGCTGGTGTATTTTCATCGTATGCCATCACGCCTCCTAATTATTAATTCCAAATGGATAATCTATATCATTGCTATTTGAATAAATTGTAGCTACGCGCTTAGCAGAGTTCTGCATTATAACTCTGCGCATTGCTAGCTTTTCCTGTCTATTAAATTCTGGATTTAAAATAGCGACACTATCTATATCCATCCTATCTTGCAGTATTTTTATTGCAGACCCGTAAGATATGTATTCAAACAGTTCTGAATGCTGAGGCATATCAGATGCGTTTAGCAGTTCCGTAGGTCTTCTATAGGTAGTAATGTCTATCTTATAAGTCTTATCTGGAATTGGTCTCACTATAAATGAATCAGAATAAAATAAAACTGAGTCCGGTCTTCCGGCTACATATGTAACATAACTAACATATACAGATTCTCCGTTTCCTGGAGCAAACGCAAAAGTTACGTTATAAGCACCTGTAAGGTAGTCTATAGTATTAACTCCAGCTGCAATATCACCAATAAGATTACCTTGGCCATCATCCCGTACTATCAAAGCTGTTCCATTGGCATCAACAGACGATATTGTTACTACGTTTCTAGTGACAGGAACACTGGATATATTTCCAGTAAATGTTGTTGCGATGGCATCACCTGTATCAACTATCTCCTCATCGCTAATCCTTGGATAAAGACTTAACATCTCTTCTACAGACTGAACAAAGTTAGCCCTTATTCCAGAAACATAGACAGGTGCTGCCACATTAACATACCTATTCTTAAAGTTATAAAGAGTATCGTTAGGGTCTATTGTATCTGTTGAATACTCCTCGATATAAGGCTTAGTATAAAAAGACAGAATCTCCTTCATTGGCTCTATCTTAATCAACTCTGGCAGGTCATAAAGTATAAATGTGTTTATATAGCTATCTATATCTGCATCAGATATCTGTTCCGTAGACGGGCTTCTTGTGAGCCTTCTGACCTTAACCCTTATTTGCTCTAAAGTAGAAAGTGTTGAATCTGGCATAGCACCTATCCTTAATAGTTATTATTTAGAACTTTTCACATCAAAAAACTCTAAACTTTCAAAATTATACCTTCTCTTAACCCTGCCAATTCTAATAAGGGGCTTACCGTTTTCATCTGTAGCATACTCATGTATTGGATAGCTGCCAGATTTCGCTAGATGCTTAGCTACGCCTTTAGGTATGGTATAAATCTCTCCATCCTTCAAAGAGTAGGTTTTTATTTGGTCGCCTTTATACTTCCTATAGGAAAACTTAAGCGTTGCTCCAGGAGCCTCTAAAAAGCTAAACTTTCCCCTTACTAACTCTGCGTCGCTTTTTCTCATTTCTTCTAGTGTTGGTTTATTTTTTATTGCTGGTTTCTTATCTGCGATATTTGCCATATGGCCTCCTAATAAATTAGTTTATGGCTGCCTCTAAAAAGTGGCCGGGGAAAGGTGATAGATAACCCGGCCACTAACACTATTGATTAGCTAGTAATCGTTTCCGATTTTCCAGCACACCAATAGATAACATCGTTATTGTTTCCTGCAGGAGCAGTTGTTCCAGCATTTAAAACAACACCTACATAGGACTGATTATCAAACTTGCCTGGCGCAGTCATATAACCAGAATACCCTGGGTTGTCTCCAATAGGAACAACAGAAGCAGGTGTAAATGGTGACAATAAATATGTTGGAAATACAAATGCTGTAAAGGCACTTGTATCAACATCAACAGTAAACGTACTGTCTGTTACAGCCGTTATGTTTGCTGTAACACCATCAAGCTGAACCATTCCGTTATCATCAGGAATGTGAAACTTAACCCTTTGTCCTACAGCATATCCATGGTCAACAAGTGTTGTTACAACAGCGCTTGTTGCTTGAGTTATGTTGGATATGTTTCTGTTTGTTGGCGTAAACATTCTATAGATTTCAATATTAGGCGCCACAACCCTATAGTAACCATTTGCTCCAGCTATTCTTCCAGGCGCTGTAGCTAAAGTGTTAGCTAGCCTAAAAGATGTATTGGAAACAACAGTATCAACAGAAAAATCTAATCCGTTAATGTTGTCATGATTGGTACTGTTGATTCTTACAATAGATCCGTCAGACATACCAGAAGTGCTTGCAGTAGAATATACCGGCTGAGTTACATTAGTTCCGCCAGTTACAGCTACATTTGCACCTAAAGCATAGTTAGATGTGTCAATAACCTGCAATGAATTAGCGGATGTATTAACTGCTACAGTGTGATCTCCTGCCGGGTGATACTTCATTACAGAAGTAGTCCCCATTCCATATTGCCAGAAATACTCAAAACCATATCCGTTGTTTGTTGCTGCTGATTGAGTAAAGTTAACAACTTTAATCCAATCAATTCCTGACCTTACTTTAAGAGTTTTGGCAGATCCATCAGAGGTGAAAGAGCCCTGTTGGATTGTTACATTATCGTTCATTTGATAACTCCTTATGCAAGTGTAGATTTAAGATTTGCTATCCACGCATCGTTTGTAATAGCCGATGCATGAGCCATCTTCCAAGCACCTGTTGAATTCAATTCAAGAGGACCGCCTG